CTACAAAGGAGTTATTCCAACCAAAACGCCTTTAACCCACTTTAATCTAACGAAAGAATCACCACCGACACGAACATCATAACTTGTGCTTAACCCCGGCTCTGTACCCATCGTTATACCGCCTGAAGTAGTATTTGATATCTCTATAGCGCCAGCCATAACAATGTTACCAGAAAGCATGATATTACCGTTTTCAACCTTAAAAACAACTTGTTTAGTTGCGATATCCCTACACTCAATTACTCCATTCGAAAAGAAGCCTTTACGACTAATTGACGAACCGCCCAAGCCATTTTCAAAATTACCAACCCTTATACCTGGACCATAAGTAAAATGAAGCGTAGGAGGCAACGGCGGATCATTAGGAGTAATTGAAACACCTTCGAGCGCACTATCATCATCAAAGTCAATTAACATGTTACCATCAGCGCCAAAAAACCTTAAATTATTTTCGTCACTATTTATTTCAATACGCTTTCCTGCTGCGGATGATTGAAGTGTCGCGTTACGCATAACTACATCACCGTTTTGGGAAACCCTAAAAGGTGCGTTTTCTTTATCTGCAAATGATGAACCAGCCCAAAAACGAATAGTTTCAGGATCGTTTTCCGCACCATTGATACCTGCTACCGCACCAGCTTCAGGATTGCCAGCAACGAAAGCACCTGTTAAAATAGCCTGATCGCCAACATAAGTATGCTTGAATTGATTTAAAATAGCTGCATTGCTTACTTCATCAGCCAATTGACGGGCGTATAGCGCAACTGCCACGCTTTTTGCCGTTTCCTTTTTATTCTGAATAACATCTTTTTTAAGTTTTTCAACTATTGAATATTGCGCAACATCAGACACCACACCAACAATATTGGCAGGATTAACCAAAGGATAAGAAATTGACTGCATTCTTATTTTGGTATTGATACCCAAAGCTTCAGAAATAACGTAAACATAATCACCAGCAACTATTTTATAAGTCAGCTGCATATCACGAATAAACTTTTCGTCAATATTTAAAGGGAAGGCCACTGGCGGGAAACTATTTGCTTTTGCGTGTTCAGTCCCTAACGCCAATACCTCCGCTTCAGCGGCATCAACATATGTTTGCGGCATAATTATACCGATCAAAGTATATTTATCGCCTACAGCTGCGGAAAAGCTTGCATTTGGGGTGATATAACCTGTTGTTTCATCCTTCTTATCTCCAAAGGTTATTTTTTTAGTTGTTGGGTTATAGGATTTAATTACAAATTCGCCCCCGCTTAATTCACCGGATTTAAAAACGATTCTAGCGCCTCCATCACTTATTGACTGAATATTTAAATCAAAATATAAAGTATTATCGATAATCGCATTTAACCCGTCAATTGACGTTACCGAACCTGTACGGCGCGGAAAAACATCCTCAAAGATCACACTTCCATGTTTACGGCCATAAATATCATCGTTTAATAAATAGGGCGAATCTAAAGCAATCCTATCCATGCCATTTCGGTAGCCTTCCGGCAAATTTGTTGAGCCACCATAAAAACGCCAAACAGTTGCATATTCCCTGTCAACCGCCTGACGTGCCGCATTGATAAGGCCATGCCCACGGCCATACTTCAAAACAATGTTTTGCGTTTCGCCCAATTTTTCCAGCAAATAAATCTTTTTGCCTTTAACTTTATATTCTAATTTAAATGTTTCGGCCAAAGTTGTTAATGCCGTTCTACAACTTTGCTGATCGAAATTGAAGGTTTCAGGCTCTGAAATCAAAGAACAATCCCCGATGCTCCATCCAGCTTCTTCACTATTTAAATTATCGATAATTAAAGAAAGCACTTCCAACGGCGTACCTACATACGAAAACTTAACGCGATCTAAATGCATCATTGGCACGTTGTACAAATAATATGTTGGGCTAAAGAACTCAAGATTATACTTAAATGTTGAGCCATTAGATTGATCACAAGGCACGCCATTTTTAATAGTGTATTTTTCGCCTAAAAACTCAACATAATCGTTAACCCGAATATCAACAGGGCTGGATAAAATGAAGGTTGAAGTAATCTTTTCAACCCCCATCCATTCCTGATTAAACACGGTGTTTTCATCAATTTCAACAGCAGCAACAATATTGCCTTTCCTTTTTATCTTAAGTTCCATTTTAATAAAGATTACTCAACCAATCTGCGTAAATGTCTCTTAGCAAATATTGCGCTTGAGCCGAAGTGGCTGGGTGAATATTGTCGGGCAACCACCAATTTAAAACGGTAAAATCCTTTGTAGAATCAGTTCCATCTAAATCTTTAAATGGGATTCGTCCTGAAGTCGGATCATTCCAATACTTTTGCGTTCCAGGTATCCTGTTTTGTGACCACCCTGTTTTTTCCCACGTCTTTAAAATAGGGATTCCCCAATGTTCTGCCAAAGCTAGTTGCCCTTTTGAAACGCGTGGTCTTAACTGATTTTCATAATGACCTAGTAAACCAATTCTTGCATACGGGTTTGCTTCCAAAATTTTTGATATATAAAAATTCATAGCCCCTTGATAAGTCGAAAGATCAAAGGGATCATTTGGCTGACTAATAAACGCTAATTCCGTTTCAAAGTCAAAAAAAGGCTTCTCATCGTTAAATCCATGATTAAAAATAAACCTGTTCAGCAATGGCTTTCTACCATCTAGGTAAGGTATCAATACATTTTCGTAACTGCAGTTTATGTAAAATTGCGCATCAGTCATACCCGCAACAATTGTTGAAGCCTCAAAATCAGCTCTCATTGGAGGATTAAGCGTGCAATTTGACCTATAGTCCGCATCCCAATGTTCAAGAATATAAACCTTTTCAGCAATTGTATGCCCCATACTCCTTAATACTATCGGCCAAGGGAGTTTTTTATCTACGGTAGGATCAGCTTTACGGGCGCAACTAGAACTAATTGCATTGTTTTTCCAAAATCCACCGTTTTTCATTATCGCTTCGTAGATATCAAATGTTTTCTCAACTATTGAATTTCCGAAAACTCCTACTAATTCTTTATTTATTTTGGATTGAGGAAACCTGATGTTACTTTCATAATAGCCTGATCTTACCCCTGATACACTTGTTAGATTTCCAACATTTAATTTTAATTCAGAAAAACCCGGATAATATTGAAAATATGCACCTAAAATTAGCCAGTTTACCGCAACATTATAATCAATGTAATTAACTCCATTACTACCCAAACAACGCCCTTGATAAGTGTTTTGACCTTGCACATTCATAATGTTCACCATTGGCTGCAAGTACTGAACCACATTAAAAACTTCTCCACTGGTTACATTTTTGATCTGAATGGTAAAATTATATGCATTATCTAACGGCGCTGTTGTGTTAGTCGCAATAAGTGACAACCTCCAGTCATCATTTTGAGAGGCGGGATTTACCGTTATGTCGCAAATTGACAGCGCTCTTATAACCTTAAGCGCATCCTTCGAATAATCGGATTTAGCTTTTTCTTTTAGGTATAAAGGAATTTTATCCAACGCCAAAACATTTAACAAGTCAGCATACGAATCCTGTGTTCCCGTTTTTATAGAAATTTTTGATTCATTTGAATTAAACTCAAAATTAGATGGCAGTAATGCCCAATCAATGGCTACACTGTATTTTAATACACCGTTAGCGTAAGGATAATAAATTTCACCGCTATAATATTTAACCCCGTTTATATCATCCAAATTAGCTACATGCTTAACAATATCCCAATTCGCGCCAGCCGTTTTATTTCTTATTATTATGCTGTAATGATAGTTGTATTCTAGCCCTGGTGTTGATGGCTGGGTAGTTACCAGTAACACAATCCAGTCATGCTCTTTTTCATCAGAAATGGGCTGAATACTTAATTGTTTAATTGCCTGTAAAATATTCACCTCTTTTGCATTAAATGCAATTTCTTTACTAGTTATGAAGTCAGGTAATAAAGCTGTTTTTTTAGCCAAATCAGATAAATCAACATCGAAATTAGTTACCGTAAACTCATTACCAACCTGACCAATTATCGCAGCTGCACCAGTTACTTCTTTGCCGCCAAAATTCGCATAAACGCCTTTTGTAGCGACATAAAAAACGGGCGTTTGAGAAACAACCGGACTAGATGCAGGGGTAATATTTCCTTTAAATGAAGCACCGCCAACAGCACTAATTAAATTGGCTAGTTGGTTAATGTCTCCGTACTTTGTTGATCCATCAGCATTAATGCCGATCATAATTTTATCAAGCGCACTAACGTTAGCCGCTTTCGTCATTCCTTGCCAAAATCTTTGTGGAGTTTCCATTTTTATGTTATTATAATATTTCCTAATTCAGTTACTATTCCATTGTTATTAGCATCAGTTAAGATGCTCCAGTTTTGCCACGCTTTAGCTTCAGTAAGCTTCATTTCTAAAGTAGCCACAACCCTTTTAGCTTCGATATTTACATTACTGACCGCAAAGCCATCTTTCACAAAGAAGTCACGCAAAAAATCATTTTCCTTTGTGATGTATCGTAAGCCCTCTTTTGAAAAAAGTTTATAAAAGCCTTTTAAAGCCGTTTTAAAAGACTGATAATCGGGCTGAACAATCAAAGCTTTCATTGTTATTTCCCTTGCGCCGTGGCGGGTTATCTTAAAGCCTTCATTTTGATAAGAAGTGTATTCACCATCTTTTGGCGCTGGCCTTCCGAAATGGCCTGTAAACGCCAATATGATCAAACCTAAGTGGCGAAACATTATACCATCAATACCGTACCCATCGAAATTAATTGAGCCTATTTGCAAAGACTGGTTATTGATATAGATCGGATTATTCAAGTGATCTGCAACTGCATTATATTCGGGTTTATTAGTTGGCATCGCTCCAGATAAATCACAAACAGGCTCACGTAATGTAATGGTGATTTTGCAGTGACCTGAACCCACGTATTCAGCCTTTATTTCGGACTTAATCAAAACCATCCACTGGCCTAACCCTTCAGCTTCAAAAGGAACTAAGGAATTAAACCCGCCAATATCATCGTAAAGCTTATAACAGCTTACCAGCGCTTCTTTCTCGTTAGCGGCTGACACCATGCCAACGAAAACGATATCACGCCCTGCAAAGCGTATTTCTTCAGGAGACACATAAGGTTCTATTCCATCATCATCGCCCCAATCATGGAAGCATTTGCCCGTACGTACCGGAAAATCCCATGCACCCGAAATAGCAAGATTACTTCCTTCGGCCTGAAGGGCGGTAATACCGTAGGCAGTTTTTAGATTCTTACCATTTAAATAGTAGTTTTTCATATAAACCCCCTATCGTATGCTGTAGAACCAGAACCCTTCATATTGCTGTTTATGGTTTTCAATTCCGAAACCGCATTTTTAACTTGCGTGGCCGTTTCCCGCGTATTTATCTCAATCTGGTATTGATATAGCGTTTGCTGTTTGATTGATGCTAAGCTATCCTTTGCCACTACTACGCCTTGTTTTGTAATGTCATACATGGAGCGTTGCAACCCTACTAATTCCGAACCAGTTTGTTCAGTAATTGACTTGGTAATTTGCCCCGTTAATCCGGTATCTCCACCTAACGAACCCAGATCAGAGCCAGCTACTTTTTTGAACTGTTCGAATTTAGTTTTAGCTTCATCAGTCAATGAGGTAAAAAGCTTTTGCAATTCTTCAGTTTCAGCGTTTGTAAGTTCATCACCGCTTTCGGCCTTTTTAGCAAACTCATCATAAAACTTATTCATCAGATCAGAAAGCACTTTATTTTTGAATATCGATAAGGCCGCACCATCCATCGTTTTCTTAAAAAAGTCAGCTAAATCCTGAACGCCTGTTTTACCAGATTTAAACATATCTAAAAGCGTATCAGTTAAACTGTCTCTAGTTGTACCAGTAAATATTTCTTGCGTTTCCTTAGCCAGATCAGCAAGCGCTTGCTGTGCATCAAAACCCTTTTGCTCCAGTTCTTTTAACCGCTCAACTAATGCCTTAGCTTCACCTTCTAATTTGCCTTGCGCCAGTAACGAACTAAGCTGTTCGAAATTCATACCCTGAAGGCTGCTATACGTTTTTTCAACTTTCGCTTTTCTAAACCATGTACCGTGCGTATAGCTTTCACTTTGAATAAAAGATTGCCCCTGAAGCTTTGCCATGATTTCCGCGGATTCCTTTGCATATTCTGCATCCTGCGATTTTCTTAATGCCAATTCATCACGAATACCCTGTAAAGCGGCTTTATTGTTACGAACGGTTTGCAATTGGCGTTCTTTTAATAAATCCTGATATTCACGTTCTCCAGCTATTGCATTGATATAAAAATCTTCAACCTCTTTACGGGCGGCTGCATTCATTTCTTTAACCTTTTTCCCTATTGAGAAAAGGCCAGCAACAGCGCTGATAGCTTTGGTAACGCCGCCAACTATATCACCACTGGCAAAGCTTGCAAATGCACCAGCAGCATCAGAACCAACAGCAGCCAGCCTACCTATTGTATCAAGCGTATAACCAGTTTCAGTGTTCACACCTCCAACAGCTTCAGAAAGCTGGCCGAACGATCCAGACACCGCGCCTAAATCTTTAGATACACCACCTGCAACGCTTGCGGCATCACCTTTTAGATATTCAAAGTTTTTAGATACCTTATCACCCCAACTAACCACACCATTACCGTTGGTATCAATGCTTTTTATCTTTGCCTGAATAGTGGCTATATCTTTAAGTATTCGCTTAGTCTCATTAGGTGAAAGCAGGCTGTTTCCGGCACCATCACTAGCATTGAGTTCTTCTACTTTACCTTTAAGCTTATCCTTTAGGATGTTTAAATTTGCGGCATCAACACCAACTTTTAAGAACACTTCGAGGCTATTTACCTCCTTTTCAATTCGGGTTTTAATATCGCCTGTAACTGATCCATCTGCCAGCAATTTTTTTAATACACCAACCTGATCTTTAGCCTCTTTTTTAGTGAGTTCTAAAGTTTCTTGTGCCATCTTTTTATAAATGGCGGTTTTGGTTAAGGCTTCATCTTTTGCCGCATTTATGGCATTATCCCTTTGCTCGTTTAGAACTTTTTTCTGATCATCTGTAATATTCTTACCTAAATCAGCAGCTTTACCGCGATATTCTTCGTTTATACGTTCTACCTTTTGATTATACGTCAAGGCCGCATTGTAAGCATCCTGATAGCGTTTAGCCTCAACTGCCTGTAATTCTTTGATTTGCTTTTCGCCATTATCCATACGTGATTGCTCACCACCAGTTAAGCCCCCGCCAACAGCGGATTTCAAAGCTAACTTTACGTATTCCGCTTGCTTTTGCTTCAACAGATCAGCGCTGCTTTTTACTTCAGTACCGAAACGCTTATCAGCGGCCTGTTTACCGAAATTGGTTTTATAGTTTTCGTAATCTTCAAATAGCTGCTTTTGCTTTTCGTAAGCTATCGTAGCTTTTTCGGTATCTATTTTATACCTCAAATCATCAATAGCATTCCGCATGGTAGTTGCTAATTCTGAATAGTCAACTTTATACTTGTTTTTTGGATTAGCATTGAACGCCTCGATTTCTTTTGAAAGTTTCGCGAACTTATCCCTAACCGCTTGCAGTTCGGCTTCATCACCAGTTTTTGCTTTTCTGGCATATTCGTTATTTACATCAGTTATTTTTTGTTGTAACGAACGTTGCTGGTTAATGATCCCCGTTTCTGATTTAGCCTTTTTTTCCTTTTTCGGCTTATCCTCTTTAATTTCAAAGTCTTCTATTTCCTTACTGGTCTCCTTTATTTTCACTTCTAAAGCGGCTTTCTTAGTTTTGAAATCGGCATTAGATTTATCCAGATTGTCTAATTGAAATTGCGCATCATCAACAATCTGTTGAAAATAGCCTTTATCTTTTCGGCCTGACTTAATAGGCTTCTTACTAAAGTTTTCATATTGCTTTTTAGCAAAAGCATCCAAATCATCTATTTGCTTAAGGATAGATTTATCTTTTCCGTATTGTTTCTGCAAAGCATCTTTAGCCTCTCTGTATTTTGCCTCAACAGCCGTTTCTTCATCTGATGCTTTATTTTTGAACCGCTGGTTTTTTACCTGATCAGCTAAGCTGTTAACTTTTTCGGTGGCATCTTCATAATCCTGCTTTAGGTCAATACGAGACTTAACTAAATCCTGTCTTTTATCGGATATCGCTTTTTCAACAGACTGCCTTTTCAAGGCATCTACGTACAAATTAATAGCTGCTGTTGCTTCTTTAGTTTTGATAGTTTCTAAAGTGATATTACCTAAGTATTCAGGGGATATCCGGTTGATTTTTCTTAAAGCTTCAGCCCTTAAATCCTTAGATACATTTTCATTTCTGGCTACATCCAAAAGAACCTGTAAATTGCTTTGCTCCGTATATAATGCTTCAGATGATTTCTTCCTTACATCATTAAGGTTTTCCGCGGAAATCTTTAAAGTATCCAACGCGTCTTTACCCTCCCACAAGGCAGAAAGATATTCCATAATAGGATCAATGGCAAAGGCCAATAAACCAGCAACGCCAATGCCTGGCAATATCATTGCTACTTTATTTAAAGCAGGAAAAACTTTGGTCAACAGATTACCACCACTTTCAGCGATTGAATTACCAAATTCATCAAAACCAGTCTTACCAGCGTTTGATGTTTTTTCGATTTCCGCACGGGTTTCTTCTAATTTCTTGTTATAACGTGCGATTTCCGTTAAGTCGTTCGAACCATTGGCTTTAGCGACATAGCTTTTTGCCAGTTCCTGAAGTGTTTCTTTACGGCCTAATGTTCGAGGCGAAGAACCGCCCGAAACATCAACGCTGGTGCCTAAACTTTTAAGCTGTTTGATTTTTGCGGTGGTTTGTTCAATCTTCGCGTTATACTTCGCCAACAGTTGCGGGTTGAATGTTTCGCCCGCATACCTTTGGTAAAGCTTTAAGGCTTCTTTTGCCCTGTTAAGTTCGCCAGTAGGCCGCTCAAATGACTTGGTGATATTTCTGCCCAAATCATCAAAGCCAGCCTTACCCACGTTAGTTAAACGGGCAATTTCCTGTTGAAATTCCTGTATTTGCGCGTTCGCAAGTTCAATACTCCTTACACTTGTGGCTTTGTTTGCTTTTTCCTGATATTCGGCCAGCTTAATCTTTAGCCGCTCCATTAAACCAATTTGCTCTTTAGTCGGTGCTGCAAGTTTACTAACGCTGCTTTTTAATTTAGCAGCAGCACCATCAGCGGATTTGCCAATGCTGCTAATGCTGGTTTCTATACGCTTAGATTCAGCTTCCGCTTCAGGCGTGTTAAAAACAAAATCAATACCTAATTCTAAATCGTTGTTCATTGGTTACATTCCTAAGATTTTAGCGAGTTCATCGCCTTCCATTACTTTTGGTTTTGGTTTGACTTTTTTCATGGCTGGAGCATCGGCCAGCATTCGGCGTAAACTTTCCCATGTTACTTTTTGCATGATATATTTTTCAGTCCATCCGGTTTTTTCCGCTATCATGAAAATTATACCTGAAAGGCTATTTAGGCCAGTGGCCTTTAACTCCTCTTTTCCATCGGACTCAGATTCGGTTTCGTCATCCGTAGGTGACTGGTCAATCTGATAGTATTCAAAAAATCCGAAATGCCGCTACTTACGATCACTCTGGATATATTGTAAAGTGTTTTCTCTTTTGCATTTCTCCTTAAGTAGCGAGCCAATAAGCGGCCAAATAGCCACCCCATCAACGGGCTTCTTAACACAATTAATGCTACTATTCTGGAAACTAGCACCGCTGATTTTTCGCGTAGTTTAATCGCTTCAGTAACAGTGTCAACCTCAATGCCCATTTGTTGAACCTGAAGATATATCCGGCCAGCCCTAACGGCTGTATCTAAGAAAGGATTATGAAGCATCAGGATAACTGTTTTTTTGCCGAATATTCGCAAAAACAGCGGCGCTCGTATTGGAAATGGAACGCCGCTGTCTAATAGCGTATCGGCTGCTTCGAGTTCGATAGCTACATCATTCATTATGCTGCTGGTTTACCGTAAGTAAAAGGCGCTACACCTGCCTTAGTTGGCGCTAAAACTTTAAACTGAACACGAACTACGTTCACATCACCAGTACGGAACATCCCTACTAAATCAGCGTTAAGTTTTACGTGTGGGTAAAGCCATTCGTTACCCTGCGAATCAATGAATTTCAAAGTTTTGCGCACATCCGTTGGCTCGTTAGATTCATGATAAAGCATGTTCGCGCCAACACCAGTAGTAGTACCACCTGTTAAATCTGCAATAACTTCAGGATCAAAAGTCAATAAATCAAACTGACCTTCTTTAACGCCTTTTTTAGTAACGATAATTGCAGGGCTGGTTTCACCTTGTGCAAAAAATTCTGTATCGGTGTTGGTTACAGGATTTACGTTAATTGTGTCCTCTCTAACTTTGCCCGGACTGGTTAATACGGTGCCTGCACCGCCATCATTAGCAATAGCGCCGATAAGTACGCCGTCAACTTTTAAACCATGTGAATAAGTAGTTGCCATATTGTTTTTACTTGTGTTTTAAATGGGTTTTAAAAGCCTTTAAAATGACATTAGAGGCTTTTTTTTTAAATTGATTGATTGGGTTATTTGCCAGCGCCTTCAGCTAATCTTAATTCAGCTTCTTTCTCTGCGATTTTTAATTTTAATTTTTCGATACCAGTAAGGTGATTTGGCTTTGTATCGTATAATTCGATATAGCGCTTAACCAATTCGGCTTTTTCATCAACTTCTGATAATTCAGATTTTGGAGCCACTGGAACAATCGGATCCTGAACCTCAATTACTGGAGCAATCGGGTTTTGAACATCACTTGCCGGAACAACTGGATTCTGAACTTCAGTGTCGCCATTCAAGCCAGCAGCTGCTTTGTTTGCTAAGGCTTTTGTTATGGTTTCTGATATCAGGATTGAAGCCCTTGTTACTGGCGTAACAGCCTTATCAGCTAAACCAACCGACCAGTTTGAAGCGTAGTGTTCAGCCTTGAACATATTGCCGTCACTGGTGAAATAAACCGCTTTTGTTTCAGTGTTTTTCTCAAAGAACTCTTTGGCTCTTTCTAAATATTCTTTTTTCATATAAACTTTTTGTAAGCCCAATAAACCAGTAAAATAATTGCCACTATAAATATTAAGGGTAGCCACTTTGCCCATTGGGGGGATTTAACTTTTAAATCACTTTGCTGGTTAAAACTTGAATGCTGTTGTTTGTTAACCTTTGTTGTATTGCTGTCTAACGCCGTCAACTCTGATCGCGCCACGGGCTTAGCTTTGGCCGCGAAATCAAAACCTTTGCCTTTTGCCCTTTTTTTAAACGTGACCTTTATTCCGGCACTTTCAAAAACAGCGCTATCAGCATCCAAACTATCGGGATTATAAGTACCTGTAAGCACATCGCCGTAAAAAGAGGTTACAAGCTTTGCCTTGCTATAATGCAGGCTATTACTATCCACAAGTAAAGAGTTTGATATTTGCGTGCTTAGGCTTTTTTCCCGAACCCTGCAACTAGATAGCGCCAATAGGCCGAAAACAAGAAAGGCTAATAATTGCCAGCATTTAACTTGCATATCTTTCATGGCTATACTTCAAATGGATAGATATATCCAACGACATTCAGGCCATCAGCTTTAAAGTCGCGGGTGATTGTTCTAAGCTTAATTGCTACCGTATCACCTTCACGACTGCCAGCAGAATTGGTATTACCTTCGACCGTTTGCATGGTGTTAGTGGCATAAGCAGAATTAACTACAATTCCGTGATGACCACGCGAAGTATTACCCATCCTAAAAACAACTATAGCGCCATTTTTGGGGGTTGATCCGGTCGCGAATGTGCCGTTTGCTTTCACACGGTTAAAGGTGTCAACAGCGCCACCAGTGAAACAATTTTTAATCACAGCAACGAAGGCTTTGTTATCGGAATATGCTTGCAGGTAAGCGTTTTTTGTAAAGAAGGCACACCATGCAGCACCAACATACCAGCCTACCGCAATCATTAACTTTTCAAAGGCTGCATTCCAGAAACCTTTGTTACCTGTTTTTTCTTTTATGCCAATGTAGCTTTTAGCTATGGAGATTATTTTTTCTGCTCTGTTCATGATATTAGATTGTTGAATTTTTGTTGAATTTTTGCGATCCAGTGCGTTTTATCCTTACCGCTGATCACGGCTAAGTTTTCAAGAATACTTACTACGTTTTCGAGAATGATTTGAGCCAGTAAAAACAAATGCAGCCAATCGAACATAAAAGCAGCCGCCGTTCTTCCATGCGATTTGAAGCTTTCAGCCATTACGTAAGGCAACGCGATCAGCACCAGATAATAAAAAACCTTAAAGGAAAAGCGGCTTAGCTTCATGCTGCTAATTGCTTCCTTACGAATACTGGCAGCAATCAGGCCGCTAGTCAATTCCGCAATAAAGACCAGGATTAAGACAGCGAACGCATAGGCATCCAACCCGAAAACCCTATCTACGAACGGGAATACTGAAAGGCTAAAACCAGCACTTAGCACCGTCCACCCGTATTTTGAAGATGGCAACAAACTTTGTCCAAATTCTGGCCAGCTATGATAATCGAACGTAGCAAGCATCTTATTTAAAAACTTCATTGGATTTTTTAGGTTAAGCGGGTGGCACTAAGCCGCCCCGCTATTAGATTGATTAACCTTTATTTTTAAGCGCCCTGTTTGAAGATTAAAATACCTTCGTAAGCAGCCCTTCTAGCCCTTGCGCCACAACGCACTAAGAACGAATACACATCACCGTAAAAGGTTGCTTCTTTCTCGTTAGCGAAAAACTCAACATCTCCCATAGCGAACTCAACCGCGTTACCATTGTAGAATACAATACCTTCGCAATCAGTTGCAGCACCTTCAGCGCCGAACGGCTTGAATGCTCCAGCACCAGTAAGAGTGTAAACGGTTGAACGTACCATGATGGTAAATCCGTAAGCTTTGTACATCACTCCAGCACGTCTTTCAGCTTCAGATACCGAAGCCATGTAAGTGGCAGCGATTAAGCTATCAGCTGGAAAGATTTGTGCAGCAGCTTCAGCCGACAACAAAGCAAACATTCTGCCTTCTGTCCACATCTTTTGCTTAATAAAAAATGTTCTGGCGGTCTGTAGATTACCTAAAGCATACGCTTTACGTGTTCCTGTAGCATCCATAGCAGTAGCTTGCACATCAGCGCCGCTGGTTACAATGATTGACGATGCTGGCAGATCAGCACTTACGCCAACTTGTGCGTGAACGATTGACTGTAATACATCTTCAGCAACATCTTCAGCTAAGTTTCTACGCTCATCTTCTAAAACGTCAGAACGTTTGTCATATGAAAGTTCTGCATCTTCAGCGTTGGTGATTAACATCGGATCACTGGTAAACTCATTGATTTGATAACTTACTACCGTATCCGTACGTCTTTTAACTTCAGCAGGTAATTGAGTTCTATTCTTAACCACGTTTCCACCTTTTCCAGCTTGTGGGATATGAACGGTACGGCCTTGTATATTCGCCTTTTCCGCTTGCTTAAATGTGGAAAGAAACATGTTATCTTGCTTCAGGTTTGATTCAATATCCTTTTCCCAGATTTCAACCTGAACCGCCATAAAAAGAGCAACTAATTTTGGTTTGCAAAACCCTAACGCGAAACCAGTAATAAGGCCAGCAGGAACGGCATAAAGTAAATTGATTTGCATGAAGGCAAACAATACTGCAAATACCAGAACATTGTAAAGCAGGTTTAAAGGTTTTAATTTTAAGTTTTTCATTTTTTATTTTATTAATGGTTTTTTAAGTTTTTGTTGTTTGTAAATCCAGCTAAACCAAAAGCGGCTTAGCCTTTGTATTCTTTGTTAAATTCAGTTTTGAAAAGAGATTTAAACAGGGAGAAATCAGCAGCTTTTAGCTTTACCAAAAGCCCTTCTCTGTCCAGCTGATCCCATGTTTTACCAGCGTAAAGGTTTACCGTTTCACCTTCTTTGTTTTTCAGGATTTCCGCGGCTGTAGGCGTACCGCTTTTAGCGTTAAGCAACTTTTCTACATTGCCATAATTTGCCGTTGCCAACTCAACATATAGCGGCTTTTCGTCAGCAGTAATTTTGCGGCTCTCAACAGCCCCCTGAACTAAGGTTTCAATTTTTACAGTTAGCTGAATAGCCGCTTCATCATCGACTTTTTTCTGCAACTCCGATTTTTCACGGGTTAAGGTTTCGATTTGGGTTTTTTGGTTTTGCGCCAGCTGCACAACTTCCGCTACCTTCGTTTCAAATTCATCTGTAGTGCCAATTTCCTTTAAGCCCAACAGTACTGCTGCTTTAGCAGATGTTAATTCAATTTTGTTCATTTCTAATGTTATAAGTGGGTGTTTAATTAGTGGCACGGTGGCGTTTTCGCCTTCAAATGAAAGTTGAACCAGTTTATGATTATCATCATAAAGGGCTATCTGCAAAGCGTTATCATTGCTACCGATATCGCAAAGGCTTAATTCTTCCAGAATAGATTTTGTTAGTGTGGCCGCTCTTTGGCCTTGCAGTAGCAATTCGGGGTCTTCACTCCATTCGGTCGGGTTTAATCCTACTGATGCCATGCGGATAGTTCCGTTTTCGTATTTATTGCAAATACGCATAGCAAAATCATCAGTATCATCAAAGACAGGCAAACCAGTTATAATCTTTCCTAATACCGGATCAGTTTCCCTTTTAAGTTCAACTACATTACCTAAAGGCAGGATATCGTTTTCCTTATTACCCCACGCCCTATTGTGCATCCACAACATCACGGGGTTGTTTTCAAATTGCGTTAAATCAATCCCATCAGTTAGTACACGAAAGCCGTGGCGGTTAACATTTTCACTGGTAAGAATAATACGCTTGCTTGCTCTTTTCATTTGCCGCTTTTTCTTTTTGTTGGCACAAACGTACTTCTACAAAAACAGGCAAAAAAATCGGTTTGCAGCATCACAGCGCCATGTTTACGTTATTGCGGCAATAGGTGACGTGATAGCGCAACCCAGTTTTTTTAGCCTATATATAGCGTGCATTTTTGAAGTGTTATGGCAAAAAAACGACTTACAAAAGAGGAACTGGAACGGCTTAAGGAGCACGCCAAAGTACTGTACCTACACGAAAACATCACCAATCAAAAAGCCCTGGCTGAACGTGTAGGAACCAGTGGCAACACTATCAGCAAATGGGTTACAGAAGGCAAATGGGCTAGCCTTAAAAAAAACTTCCTTTTAACGAGGGAAGAACGCATGAGCGATTTACTGGATGAGTTAACAGAGATTCAGGAAGTGATTAAAGGCCAAAAGGAAGGCGCAAGGTTTGCCGACCACAAAACAGCTCTAGTTCGCCGTATGCTGGTAAATGACATTAAAGCTTTGGAAGTCACCGCAAGCAAGCCAGAAATTATTGCCGCCTGTATGGATTTGATAAGATTCGTACGGCCTGAAAATGCTGAAGAAGCTAAAATTATCACGAAATGGGCTGACATATTTATTAAATCACTACTGCGATGATTTTGACGTCAGCCGAAAAACACGCGCTTTTCGATTGGGATAAGTTCGTAGAAGATGGAAATAGAACCAATCCAGTAAGACAGGATAATTCAGAGTTAGATAAACGTAATCGCATTGAAAAACTTGAAGCCGATGATGAAGCTTGGTTTAAAGAATACTTTGCCAATTTCTACACCTCTGAACCGACTGATTGGCACAAAGCCAGCACAAGGCGGATAATGAATAACCCCGAATGGTTTGAGGTAACACCATGGGCTAGGGAATTATCAAAATCTGGCAGAGCCATGATGGCAGCTATTAAGCTATCCGTAACAGGCAAAAAGAAAAATTGGTTTTTAGGCTCAAACAGCTATGATAATGCAGTAAGACTTTTGCGGCCATATAAATCAATTTTAGAAAACAACGCCCGTTTAATTGCTGATTACGGCATACAGAAAAGCTATGGCAATTGGAGTGAAGGCGAATTCATCACCCTTAAAGGTGTGGCATTTAGAGCCATTGGAGCAGGACAAAGCCCCAGAGGTAGCCGTAATGATGAAGTAAGACCAGACGGGATTATTGTTGATGATTTTGATACAGATGAAGATTGCCGGAACCCCGACACCGTCACACAAAAATATGACTGGTTTGAAAAGGCTTTAATCCCAACACGATCTATATCTGTACCCCTATTAATTCTGTGGTGTGGAAATATTATTGCTGAAGATTGCTGCACCGTTCGGGCAATGAAAGCCGCCGACTATTATAAGATTGTAAATATTCGGGATAAAAACGGCAAATCTACGTGGCCACAAAAAAACACGGAAGAAATGATAGATACCGCTTTGAGAAACCTTAGTTATAAGGCTATACAAGGTGAATACTACAACAACCCCGTTACTGAAGGTCGCGTATTTAAAAGCCTTCGATACGGCAAAATGCGCAAGCTTAAAGACTATAGATATTTAGTTGCCTATACTGATCCATCCTATAAAAAGAAAGGGGATTTCAAGGCCACCATGTTAGTTGGGCGCTGGAAAAACGAATACCATGTAATTAAAATCTATTGCGACCAAACCACTACAGCCCAAATGCTGGATTGGAATTATGAGATTTTGGATTATGTAAAAGGTGAAGTTCCGGTGTACTTCTATATAGAATGGCCGTGGATTGATGATATGTTGAAACTGGACATAACAGCAGCCAATTTACGCCACGGCATGACCTTACACCCGAAACCTGATGATAGGGATAAGCCGGATAAATACCACCGGATAGAAAGCACATTAGAACCACTTAACCGAAATGGCGAATTGATTTTTAATGAAGCGGAAAAAGAAACCCAACACATGAAAAATACTGAAGGGCAATTTTTAGCACTAAGCCCAACCAGCAGGGCGCATGATGATGCACCGGATGCAGTAGAGGGCGCAATATTCGTAGTCAACAACAAAGCAATGAACAACACCAGTAATATTCAAACCATTAACGCAAGCCGTAAAGGCAGCAGAAGAATTTAACAACATGGATTTTATAACTAAACAAGATTTTTTAACGCACATGTACGAAGGTAGTATAGATGCGATTAGCGACAACGATGATGAAATACTAAACGATGCCATTGCCACCGCAATGGCTGAAGCTTCAGGCTACCTAAGCCGCTTCAACACCGATATTATTTTCATCAGTGAGGATAAAATTAAGTACGCCAACCTTCGAACCTACATTAAAGATATGTCCAAATGGCACTTTATAAATATCTGTAATGTAAATGTTGATTTTGAAATAGCTGAAAAACGCTATAAGGCCGCTATTGCTGAATTAGGCAAAATACAAAGTGGCAGAACCGTTCCGAAAGGATGGCCGTTAGCTGAAGAAGATTTTAGTGGCGGCGTATTCAGCGTAACCAGCAGAACCAAAAGAGGCAATTACTTTTAACACTTAAGCCAGATGAGCAACAAGAAAAATAAAAACAAAAGAATTATTAAGCCTACCGCTGGAGTTCCAACACCACCAGCAGTAATGAACCGCTTAAGCGTACAGCCACATAACCGTAGAAGTCTCGATTTAACCAACTGGAGAAACGCAACCAGATCGGCTGAAGGATCAGCGCCGCGAAGGGTGACGTTATACGATTTGTATCATGATATCAGCACTACAGATGGTCAGGTAATTGCCGTTTGGGGCAAACGTGTTGAAGCAATTACTACAGCTGAATGGATTTTTACAGACAGAGACGGAAATCCCGTTGACGAAATTAACGAACTAATTGATTGTGTTGGTTTCGAAGATTTACTTACCGTAATTATCAAAAGTAAAGCATGGGGTTACAGCATGGCTGAACCTACGTTTTTTATTAATGATAACGAACAAAACGAATTTTCACTTTACGAAGTACCACCTAAGCACATGAGGCCGGAAGCTGGCATGATTGCTTATGATCCTATGAGTACTGACGGCATTAATATCCGTGAGGGTATTTACGCTAAAACAATAATGGAGTTTGGCAAAAGCAATGATTTAGGCTTACTGCTTTCCGCGGCCATGTATGCTATTTTAAAACGTGGCACTACAAGTGATTGGGCTGAATTTATTGAGATTTTTGGCCGCGGTATCATTGATGCCACTTGGGATGGATTCGATGAAAACCAGCGATTAGAACTGGCTAAGACATTTCAGGAAATGGGCGGGGGTGGCGTGATTATCCGGCCTGATGGAACAAAATTAGAAATCCATCAAAATACGGGTAATGCCAGCGGCCAGCTACAGGATAGTTTTATCAGCAAAATGGATGCTTACATCAGTAAGGTTTTATTAGGCAGCACCGAAACTACAGACAGCAGTAAAAGCAGCGGCTACGCACAAGCACAAATACACCAGAACTCCGATAACAGGAAACATGAAACAGATTTAAATTTTGTAAGAAGAAATTTAAACAGCCGTTTTATAACTGTTTTAAAGGCTGCTGGCTTTGATACCAAAGGCGGCACTTTCATTTTAAAGAGTAGAACCGGATTAAGCCTAAAAGAAGAATTTGATCTGCATTTTAAAATGGCAAAGGAACTGAAGATTCCTTTTGATGATGATTTCTTTTATGAAAAATACGGGATGCCACGGCCTAAAAATTACAATCAGCTAAAAAAAGCCATTCAAGATAGCGCAAACGCACTTTTTGAAGATAAAGAGGCTGAAGAAAAAGACGATACCCCTACACCTTCAAAAGTAAAGAAAGCTAAAACCCCACAGAACAACAAAAAAGAACTAAGCGTTAGCCCTACCTTTTGGAAAAGGATGTTAGTAAAGCTTTTTCAATCCGCCCCGACAGCGATGATCGGGGCGAAAACCTGCCAGTGTGGAGAAACCCACACGCTTAACTTAAGCTTTAAACCTAAAGAGTTCGATATAAAATCTTTGGCTGAAGCAATAGACAAAGCACAAGGTAAAGCATACTTGTATAGCAATCTGTTTTACTGGAATGCAGAAAATGTAATCAATGGCTTTGAAGAAGGCTGGAAAAATAAAGAAGGCGTTAAGCTTACCGATATTGGTTTTGATTACGGGATTACTGATCCTAAAATGCATACAGCATGGGAAACGAACTTGTTTCGTTTCTCTGCTGGCAAAGCTGCTTATCAGTCTACTGAAGTGAACGAAATATACAGGAATAGCAAAAGCTTTGATGATTTCTTTAGAACGCTTAAAAAGAAGTTCAGCAGCTACGAAAACGGCGTATTAGTTCAGCCTAATAAAGAATATTTGCAAACCGAATGGAATACAGCTAATGCAGTTGCCGAAAGCGCTGCCACTTATTACAGATTACTGGAGCAAAGAAAAACATTCAAATACTGGCGCTATCTGACGGTAAAGGATAGCAGGGTACGGCCTGAACATAGATTATTACACGGGCTTGTTTTCGCGTGGGATGATCCTGTTTGGGATAAGATTTTCCCGCCTAATGGATGGGGTTGCCGCTGTTACATCGTTCCGGTGATGGAAAGCGAACTAAGCGCTGGAGAATTGGAAGAAAGCCAGAACATGGTTAAAGCCTATTTTGAAACTGAAGAATGGGCGAAGGCTAAAAAAAGTGGTTTTGGCATCAATAGAGCAAACACAAAAGAGGTTTTTACAGATAGTCAGCAATACAGCAGCACACCTGAAAAGGTACTGAAAAATGTTGGCCAGATGTATTACGATGATTGGAATTTAAAGCCGATACAGGAAATGCAAGCCGCGGCCAAAACTGAATTTAAAGAAGCAGAAAGCAGAGATGTTATACAGGACTTCTACCGCAAGCATAAAATAAGCACACGCAAAATGATGCTTAAAGACTATAAAGGCCGTGAACTTATTTTAGAAAAAAACAGGCTTCAAGGCCATACAGCCGACAATGATATTTATGGTGACAGACATAAGTATTTAACAGCAGTTGAAGATGTTTTGAAAGCACCTGATGAAGTTTGGGTAAATGATGAGGGTAGCAAGTTTGATAGCTACGTGTATTTAAAATTCTTTAAAAACGCCATTATAAAGGTCATTGCAGAACTGACAAATACGGGCGATCTGGAAATTAGAACATGGTACAATCTGGCGCTAGAAGATTTAACAAACAAGAACAAAAAGCTAAACGACCTGTACCGCCATCGCCGTGGATTGCCAGTAAAAAAATAAAGCCATGTTAATTAAAACATGGCTTTTAATGATTTGCTACCCCTGCATTTTTCAGCAGATGCCGTATTACGGTTGCTTTCACCACAAATAGCATATACAAATATACAACTAATTGAATTAAAAGCAAATGAAAGACTTTGACAGCAAATTGAATGCCTTTTTCTTAAGCTTGAACGGGCGGCTGCAAAGTTTCCCAAACATTGTTGCCGAAACCGCTACAGAGCATTTCAAAGAAAGATTCATTCAGAAAAATTGGGATGGCGAAGCATGGAAACCATACAAGAACCCGAAACGCGAACCTAAAAAAGGCTCTCTAATGATGCGTAGCAATAATCTGATGATGAGCGTAAGGCCATCGCTAGTAACATCGTCACGCGTACGCATTAACGCTGGCAGCGCGAAAGTTCCTTATGCCCGCACACACAATGAAGGCTTAAGGATGCGAGGGGTGCAATATGTCAGGCCACACCACAACTCTAACTTTATGGGAAAAGGCAAAAGAGTACAGATACAGGGATTCAGCCGCAAAATGGATTACATGATGCCTAAGCGGCAATTTATGGGCAAAAGCAAGGCTCTTCTTGCGCTGATTGAAGCAAGGGCTAAAAACCACTTAAAAACACGTTAAATGAAAAAGATATATTTAAAAACATTGGAGCGTTTCAAGGAAATGCCTTCAATCAAATTCGTAGATAAAGACAGGGCGCAAATAGATACGACTGAAAGGCCAGCAGTTCGCTTTCCTTGCGCATTGATTTCTATATCACTACCACGGCGCAAAAACCTTGCAGAAACTTTACAGCTATGCGAATGCAATGTTACCATTCGTATAGCACACGAAAGATTTGCCGATAGCAGCAATTTAAGCGACACACAGCGCCTTAACTTAGCTTTGCAGTATTATGACACAATTGAAGAAGTAGAGGCTTTATTTCAAGGCTTTGGAGATAATGAAATGAACCGTTGGGAGTGCATCAGCAGCATTGAAGAACAAAGAGCGGATTTAGATGTAATGAGGTTTGTTTTTAAAACAGGATTCACCAAACAGATTGATTAAAAAAAGCCCCGAAATTTCGGGGCTTTTCATTTATCTAATTCCAGTTAAAGTGTGGGTATCGTTGTTTTAATTGTTTACGGCTTGGCGCGTTTCTAGCGATATCTTTCAATAGGTCGTTGTTTTCAGTTAATCTGTCTGCAATCGTACGGCCACTTATAAAAAACTCTCGTTCCATATCTAAGATAGCATCATCAAATCTTTTACGCTCCAGATGATAGTAATAGTAAAAACGATAACTCATACATGCATCCCGATCTAATGCATATACGTTTCTTTTGCCCTTGTTTTTGGCTTCGAATGCAGGTGGAAAAATAGAGGTCAGTGTTTGTGAGCCGCGTATCATTAATAGTGCTTGGTTGCACAAAAATAACATCTAGTTATCCATTTTACAAAATGGATTTTGAACATAAAAAAAGCCCCAATTGGGGCTTAAATTAAAAATCATTTTCGGGCTTTTTGTTGATCCGGTAGGCTATATCTTTTATCAATGATGTTGCTATTTGCCTTGCTACTTTATTTTGTTCTGGATCAAAGTTTTTATTAGCAATCCTTAGCTGACGTTTTGAAAGGTTTAAGCCCTCAATAGGTTTACTATACTCTAAAGCTGAAAGAACTACCTTAAACTTGTTATCCTTATTATACACTTTACATTTGAAATATAAATTAGTGATATCAGATTCAATTACACCGTTAAAAGAAACTTCACCTAAATCAGAATCTTTCATTTCAACTACCGAACGGGAATCTTTAAAAGAAGTAGTAAGGTAATTGAGCGTGTTACTATACAACTGCTGTTTCGTTAAACTTGAAATAACAACGGTATCTAAAGTATGCGCTGGCTGATCTTTGTAAGCACTTTCAATACTATCATCTGACTTAAAAGTTTGCGAGAAACTTAGAAAAGGAATTGAGATCAAAAATAAAGTAAGCTTTTTCATGCTGTGAAGATATTAAATTGAACTCAAATGCTTTGCATACATTTTTTCAAATTGGGTAACTAATGCAGGTAATTCAAGTTCACTGTAATCGTTAAACGGCTTATGAACTGGCACACCGTACTTCATACACCAGCCATTCACCTTAGCCATATTTATTTTACCACCAGGCAACTTCCAGCCTTGTTCATGTGCCATGCTTAATATCTTACGCTGCATCTTTTCTTTTGCCGTTGGCTCTTTACCTCCATCATCCAAATGCTTTATAAGTAGCCACGCTTCATGGCCGTACATCTCTCTAACACTTGTTGTACGGCCATCGCTAAATGATTTGGCTAATTCAGGGCTAAATTCTATTAATCCCTGTTGATTCATCAATATTTTAATCTTAACTAGTTGGGGTGTCGTTATCTTTTCCATCGTTCATTTTATAATGAGTTACTTCTTTTGCTTTAAACATCTTAGCTATCAACCCTGCTGATTTTGGCATTCTGAACTGAAAATTATCACGTTCATTATAGCACAAATAAACATCTATGTTTAGTGAAGGTAGATCGCTTTCTATTTTAATCTCAATCCATCCGGTTAAATCTTTCTTCATGCTGCAAATCTAAATAGTTGTTAATTCTGAACATTACGGGTTTCCGTAGTTGCCGAAATTTTTATCCATCCATATTCAATTTGTTTTTCAACGCTTAATCCCATGTAAGGAATGGCGTAGCCTCTGGAGCATAGAAAATCAGATATATGCCACCACTGTAAACCGTGCAAGGAACTGCTTTTATTTAAATACTCCCTAAATATTTGTTTTACCATGTTTGGCCTCGTAAGAGAACCCATGTAAGAAGTGGGTTGAACAATTGGCAGCAATAGTTCTAAATCTTCATCTGTTATGAACGAAAGTGATTTTAGAAGTAAATAATCGTTATTATCAATGTCAATTAAATTCGCTTCTGTGAACATACATGCTTCATCCCCTAGAACAGGATTTACATAAACAGATTGATAGATATATCTGGAACTGAATTTTACTTTATTCTTATATGTGTTTTTCATTTTACTTTTCTCTATGCCATTCAACATTAAAATATTCTTTCTTTAAATAGTTTTCAGGGTGTGCTTTCCCTATCCCCGTGCGTTGTATATAACTATCGTAAGGCTTTATATTCATTATCGCCGCCATCCGTTCAGCATCGCTCATTTTCTTCCACATCGGCTCTGTACGCTTTCGGTTTATCTTCTTATCGTACTTATCCCAAAAGGTTTCAAAACTTAAATCTGCTGGCACTTCTTTTAAATTGCCTTCAATCAGCTTGCTAATTTCCTTTAAACTGCCATCGCCTAAAGGCAATTTTCTAAGTAACCACTCTTTTTGAACGGGTGTCATTTCCGTTTCATTTAGGAAGTAAACGAGGAAACCACCGCCATCATAGCCAAAAGTTACACTTCCTGTGAACTTAGGACTGGTTAAAATGTACTTTAACATACCGCTATAGGTGTTTTTGACAATTTTAGCCCATCTACTTTAGGGGGCTGTTTGGCTTTTACCCCTACACTTTCAGTGGGGGGGTATTGGCAAATTACCCCCATCTTTAGGGGCGGGTACAGCATCAGCACCCCCCGCTAATGGCAGGGCTGTTTGGCCTTTTAGCCTCATGGTAAAGAATGCCGGATTGCGCTCCCTAGCTTTTTGTTCGTACACGATATGCGGCTCAAAGCCCCCGTATCTATTCTTTTCAGCTTCAGCAATGAAATCTTTTACGCGGATACCCATACCGCCATCAAACAAAACATCACGGCTAACGGACTTCTTAAGATTGCCAGATTTATCGGCATGAGTAATGAATATGAAAGTCTTTTTACCATCAAACTTTTCTTTCAAAAGCTTGTAATCATCAAACGTGAAACCTGTATAATCCAGACTATCAATAAAAATATATTCAGGGCTTGCTTTCTTTGATAGGTAATTATATAAATCCTCTAACAAGCTTACACCCTTTTCAATGTTAGCCAGCGGATCAATAGGGATAAAGTTCCCGCTTTGTTCTTCCATGTTATTACGGCGTGTAGCAGTCTGCAAATCGAAGCCGTGGCGTTGTTCGTAACTCAACCATGCTACCCGCCCATGCTTAGCCAGTTCTTTAGCCAACTGTACACAGAACTCTGTTTTGCCATTGCCGCTGTACCCGTAAATAACGCATGTAAAGTGGCGGGTAACATTACCCAAAACCCCTGCGAACTTGCTGCCTTTTAAATCTAAAAGGCTAAATGTTTTCTGATGAAATTGTTTTATTCCTAATGGTTTCATAATAAATTTAAGTGTTACTGCATGAGCAGCTAAATGCTGGCTCTGCTAAATCAATATCAAATAATGTTCTTTGTGAGTTTGCGATATGAAGCATTTCTTTATATGAAATACCTTTTATAAATGTTGCGCTATGCCCTTTTTTGTGATTGTTATTTTCAGCATCTATCCATTTGGAAGCCAGTTCTGGATGATGCTGCAATATTGTTATAATTGCATTTTTCCCTTTCAGAAAACACAAATCACAGTTTCCTAAAATTCTTGGGATTTGTAATCTATACGGCTTAGTCAGCCAGTACTGATCCACCATTTCTTTTGTGACACCCATATCATACAGTGGAAATTTATTGAAAACATTAACAAATCTTTTTTGATTTCTATCAACTCTATGCTTTTCGTCAAATCTAAACCCTATAAGGTTTTCAAATTTTCTAACACCTAAAGTCCGTAAGTATCGTTTTGCCGTTCTAACCTTCAAATCCTCTGTACAAATCCTTCTTTCTCTATTAGGTAAATACACTTTGTGATTAAGATATGCAGGAAACCCTTCCATACCTGGGCTTTTCCTATGCGTATAAGCGACACGATGAACCTTTATTCCTTCGTACAGTTCAAATTCATCTATAAACTTATACGTTTCAGGACTTTCCCACTTAGTATCTGTAAACAACACTATATCATCTGGCGTAGGCTTACCTAATATTGTCATGAGTGCCGATGTTGCCCCCCCTGAAAAATTGAATACTCTTTTCATATTATCGTGTAATTAGCCGATATTTTAGATTATCGGGTTTTTAGCCGATATGGCGCAAGAACACCACGGCTGTATTACTTTTCATTGCTTCAGGAAACTTACTTCCATGCTTGCGAGCGGTAACGTTGTACGTTGCAAAATCAGTTACTTTGGCTTCGCCTGTTATCCGTTCAAAAACCTTTTTAGTTTTATCGCTGGCTTTATAGAAAGTATCGCCAATTGCTAAAGCGCCCGCTGTAGTTAACTCATTCCTTTTCATTTCATTATCAGCTTATCTTTTATGGATAGATGCACGCTATCTTTAGCACACTTGCAATCACACGGGGTAATTACTTCTTTCTTGCAACCAACTAAAGCGGCTGCAAGAATTAAACAGATTATTGTTTGCTTCATTTTAAAGAGTTTTAAATGGGTTTTAAATAAAATAGATGTTATCAGGCGCTTCCATGTTTCTAAGCCGCTGCTGTTGATATTTATCTAACTGGCACATGAATATTTCTGGTAGCTGGTACTGCTGAAAATTGCCGCCTATCTCTGACACTATTAGTGAATGAATATGATGGTAGGCCGAAAGATCATCTTTGATATAAGCGGCATGTTCCATTTCTAAAGCACAACGATCATATTTTTTAATTTCTTTTAAAAGCTGACCATCTAAATAATACTTTTCGATAATTACCGATTCAAATGCATGTTCTATGCTTTCATATACTTCGCCTAACAGATTCTTAAGCGGCTTTATTACATCGCCTACGTACGCTTCAGCTGCATCATGCATTAGCGCTTCCAGCTTCATACCTTCAGGCGCTAAAGCGGCAACCAGCAAGCTATGTGCAGCAACGCTGTAATGTCCTAAAGTGTGACCGCCGAAACGGCAAATCCTACTTAGTGCGTGTGCAATATCTTCGCTGATAATCATTTCAGCTTTAGGGTTGTTAAAATCTACCAGCAGCCCACTGCGGGTATTAAACATACCTTTTCCACTATCGTGTACGTTGATTGGTGTTTTTGTGTTCATAATTGTTTTATTAAAAGTTTGCACCCGCCACGGTCTCGAACCGTGGAGATTGCCAATCGGGCTATTTAAAGTAGTGGGTAAAGGGAATGCTAATGCTGTTAACTATTTTCGCATCAGCCGTAGTAAACTGTTTTCGAACAATGACTAGTAACTGATCTTTTGCTTTTTGTTCAGCTTCCGCTTTTGTTTTCGCTTTAACCAGCGCTGTTGTTAGCGCTGGCTTAAATCTTACGTTGGGCTTATCTGGCTCGAACAATCTTAATTTGACTTGAAATAATTTTGCCATATCCTTATAGTTTGGCAAAGTCTAAAACGATAGATAACCAGGCATCATCAACGCTATCACGGTAGTAGAATTGAGCGTAATATTTAGTATGCGCTGGCACGATACTTTCTAAATAAAGTTCAATTCCCTTATGCCAATTTGCATTAGCAAAATCATCCTTCATTCCAGCTAAAAGCAATACATTGTCTTTATCTACTTTACCCTTCTTACGCTCCAGCAATTTTTTAATTAATTTGTTGCGTGGATCAGATTCGCTGTCATCACCAAATTCATCTGTTAAAAACTCCAGAATGTATTTTTCCGCTTGCGTAGCACGTTCATCGAACATAGTTGCATCGTGCCTTTTAAACTGCACCTTCATTGTGCTTTCACTGTTTTCAATAGTGAAAGTACCTTTGCCTTTCTCGTGGCGTGAACTGTGTTCCTGAAGCAGCTTATACATTGCTTCAAGATCATTGTAAGCATTGGTTTTAAAAGCCTTTAAAGCGCCGTTAAAATGCAGCGCACCGCCTACCAATTCATTTACAGTACCATCCCTAAGTATTTCGTAATCTTTACGTTTTTGGATACGCTGGCTTTGTTCTTCACTTTCTCTATCAGCCAATAGGGCTTTTAATTCTGCTGCTGATAATTCGTTTGCTGGTTTACTTAATGTTGCTGTGTTCATATTCTTCTGTTTTTAACTGTTCTTTTAATTCTGCTAATTCTGTGATCTTATCGTGACGGGCTATCCAGTCTATATACGGGTGATCCCGTAACCATGCCTCTATTTGGGCTATTTTTTGGTTTAATTCTTCCATAAACTTTATCTATTTCGTTGAATACTTTTCTTAATTGGTGTGATTCGTAGTGGTAGTTTACATCATCCATATAGGTGTTTTTGCAAAAAATATGGATGCATTTAGCTTCGATTGCGTTGAGCGAAAAAGCCCAACTATTATTATTGCAGTATATCTGAAGTGATTTAGCCTGAAGCCTGATGAAAACCTTATTTACAATTTCCTCAAAAACCTCCTGCTCAATCGTTTCAGCGGGGAAGCTATCCAGCATCAAACCCAACATCTTTACCACCCCTTCCAATTGTTCCTGATTTGCTTTAAATCGCATCTTCTATTTCCGTTATTTTGGCTACGCATGCCAAATAGTTTTCTTTAAATGATTTGTCGTTACCTAACAGCCTATCTGCATTTTTAAGGGCTTGCCCTGTACCTGTTCTATTGCGGGTAAATAATTCGGCTATCCTGCCAGCACTCCAGCCTTCTTCGTGCAATAGGAGCGTTAAAAGATAACGGGGCTTAATTACTTCATCCTTACGTGTAGCCTTCATTTGCGCTACTGTAAAGCCCGTTTGCTTTTCTACAATTGCAATAACATCAGTGCCTTTCATACCCGTACAGATTCCTTATTTACATCGCCAATCATGTACGCGTAGCTTTGCTCCATGATGATTTTATGAGGCCAGAACGTAAAGCCATCCACCGCATTCAAATCGTTGTATTTGCGGCGTAGCCAGTCTAAAGGCCAGCTACTGGCATCAGCTACAAATTCGGCATCCCTTGCGTTCCAATGGTTAACCCACCATTTCCAGAAAAGCGGGGCTTTAGCCACGTTGTTAACGCTCCACAAATCACAGCAAACCACTTCGCGTAAATACTCAAGCCCTTTATTTTCTTGGTATTGGGTGTAGTCATCTAATGACCAACCCAACAGCTGGCAAACTCTTTGTTTGTTAGCTTCGGTTATAAATTTTTGTGCGTTCATATTTAAAAAGGTATTTTAGTTTGAGTGTATTCTAGTGGTGAAATGATATCGTTTTCTGTCTCTATTCTGTGTGAAATTGCAAAGCCATCTTTTTTCCAGCATTGCTTTTTACCTTCACAGTCTACCCTCGTAGGGTCTTTAAAGGAATACCCGAATGAGCATTCTTCAAATATTAAAACTCCAGTCTCCCTACCGTTTCGAGTTAAATACCTTTTTCCTACCTGAAGTTCCATTATGCAGCCTCCTTTCTTAGAAAAGCCTTAACAAGGCGTTTTATACGGCGTATATCGCCCTCGCTTTGGTTAGTGATCCTGATTATTTCGCCTTCTTCTTTCACGCCGTTGGCCTTAATGATTTCGGCTAAATCTCTATCAGTATTATTCGGCAACTCAACGAAGTTTCTACCGAAACGGCTATAAATTTCTTTGTACCCTTTACGGTTAGCGCTAACACCTCTAGTAATTCGTTTTTTAAAGAAATCTGTAGCCTGAAGCACGATGCCGCATTTATCTTCAGTAGTATTATAGATGCTTATAAAGAAGTACAATACCTGATCATTCAGCTTATCAACTTCATCCAGAATAATTAGCGGTTTTTCGGCTTTTAGAATAGAATTTAAAACCTCATTCATTAATTCATGAATGGTGTAGCCGCTACCGTCTTTACCCATTGCGGTAAGTAATTCAACTAAGAAAGTTTTGCGGCTAAAATGCTCTTTACACACCACGCGGTAAACATTCGGGTGTTCAGTAAATAATGTAGCAGGTTGAGATTTTCCGCTACCAGCTGGCGCAACTACACAAAACACTTCGCTAAAATCTTTGGCATCAGAGTATAGCTGATGCAATTGTTTTACCCTGCGAACGTTTGTAACAACCTGCCAGCCATCTAAAGAAACAGTTACTTGCTTTTGAATGGATAACCACATCGTTTCACCGATATTATCCCATTTATCAGCCAGAATATTGCTAATCGTAGCGTTTGAAACATTGGTTAACCTTTTGCTTGCTGCATTCTGGCTACCGATTTTAGCCACGTAATTGGCTAATTCATTTTTAATTTGTTCTTTTGTTACCGTATTCATAATACACATTTTAAAAGTTTAGCTGCCACGCCCACCGTGGCGGCTTTTTTATTAATAAAAATCTCTTATATCTACATCTTCAGTTTCCGCTTCAGCAATAGCTAAAACTTTCTTAGATGCTTTAATTTTTTTCTTAGCTTCAGGTAGCACCACTGTTGGCGCTTCGATTTCTTGCGGCTGGTAAAGGTTTTCTAAGTATTCACGCTCCGCTTCGTTTTTCAAATCCTTAAGCAATACCCCGCCTTGCATTAAGCCTTCTACGTTGATGTTTGGTAAAGATTTTAGTCGGTTTTGAATGGTTTCTGCCATCAAGCGGTTAATGTTTTTCTTTTCGTCAAACAGCCCCTGTATTCTGGCATGGTCACCTTCTTTATAGTCAGCGAAATTGGATGGTACGAAGTCGTATTTTGGAGCGATAAAGCTTAAGCCTTTACCATCCGTTACCATCATTTCGTTAAGGTTTTGAGGATCATAAATGATATCCACCTTTTTACCGTTGTTTTGCCAGATTACTTCGGGCGGAATGTTTAAAGTGATCTTTTCGCCGCCTATAACTGGTTTTAAGCCGCTTTTGGTAATTGTTGCATCGTGTTCGTACTTTTTACCAAATAATTGAAGTTTTAAGCTAACATCAATGGCCTTTTGCTGGCTTTTTTCAGATGCATGGAAAGCATTTAGCCATTCAGATTGGCGGCTAATACCCGTTTTAGGGTTAGCTTTCATGCGCATAACGTTGATGAAACTGGCTACAACTTCCGGCATTCTGTCAATGCTTGGATAGTTTTTGCTTGCTTCTACAATGTATTCAGCGCTCAACCGCTCTTTAGCGGTAATATTCTGACCTGCATAGTTATTAGTTGGCATTACCTTTAATACTTGGTGCCACTCTACGCCAAATGATCTTTCAATGTATTTACCTTGCGGCACGCCATGAGATTGAGGCGTAAAACGGGCAACTTTTTTATAAAACTGACCTAATTCATTTTTATGTTTTACATCTAATCCCCATCTATCAGTTTGTAACTGATGTGGAAGATAATAGCCGCCAGTAAGTTCAGCGATATGGTTAATAGCATTTCTAAATGCTGAATAAACAAGTTCATGAGTAACAGTATCACCAACGGCATAACCTAAGACATAATCATTGTAAGTGTCAATGATCACGTATAACATCGGGCGGTAATGCTTGCTTTTTTGTACTTTACCATCAGCCTTCAGCTTCTCAACTTCAAAGAATAAATCTAAACAGTTATCATCGGCGTTAATAAATAGCAGTGGTGCAGTAGCACGTTTACGCTGTATATCTTTGGTGTAAGTATTAGCGGCTTTCTTTAAACCATCCCTTAAAGGCGCAATAATATGCTCATTATTACGGGCGAAATAGCCAACAGCCCCAACGCTTATGGTTGGTTTATCTGCTTTCTTAGCCCAAAGGTTATAGGCAGCAGCAATAACAGTATTATCTTGTTTGCGTGGATCACTAAGCATTTTTAAAAGCAATGCTTCGCTTTCTTCATCTTTGATTTTAGTAGAATGACTATTGCCAAACTTGCTTAAATCCACTAATGATGCATAACGATCTTCCGTATCAGCAAAAGCTTTATATTCTTTAACTTTTTCTTTAAGTCTTTTTGGCGCACTTGGAAGTTTAACACCCTCCTTTAAAATCAGCTCACTAACCGTATCCCAAAAATCCATTACCGATAGATTTAAAAGCTGTTTTAAAGCCCTTTTATCATTTGTTAAACGGTCTATCATATTTAACCAGCTGGCGGCTTTAGTATAGCGCTCAACATAGTTGATTTGCTCTTTACCCTTCGCGTTAATATTGGTATTTGGTAATTTGTCGCCGTTAGGGAGTACAAAATCGGAGTAGAAAGATTGAGCCATGTAATCCCAGTCAATTAAGTCTAGTATCGGCTGTTTTGCCATGTATTCGTAGGGGCTACCTATCTTTTTTACTATGACTTCTTTACGCTTTGGCTGCAAGCTTTCAAATTCAATAAACACTTTACGGCCATTGCCTCCAATGCCGTGAACGGTCATCAGGTTACGTTTCTTATCGCTTTTGTAGCTTTCAAGCCCAAAGTATGCGATATATTCATCGTAACTCAAACAAAGGATATTTGTGTTTAAATACTGCATTACCCTAGTTTTACAACCTCTTTAATGTGTTGAATCAGTGCATTTGTGCCAGTAGTCAATAAATCATCAACAACAGCCACTTTAGCGCCAGCGCCTTTTGATGCGTTACGGTCTCCCGTACGTACCTGCTTTACTAAACTTTCGCTACAACCAACGATTTCAGCCGTAACCGAGGCTGGTATATTGATTTCAGCCTTTTTTTGTTTTTGGTACATTTGGTTTTGATTTTTCAT